AAAGATGTGGTATGCCCTCAACGACGGCATCATCACTGAACAAGAATGGCGAGTGTTTTGCGACGCTCTTTTCGATCAGACTCTCGAAGAAAATAAGGACGTGATGGTTCGTCTAAAGAATCGCTAGTTGGAACTCAGATATAATAATAGTATGATAAATAACAACCCAGTATCTTATCCTTATGCTTACGGTCTTCTAAATGGAGGTCTGCAGACCTTCGCCGAAACGTTCGAGGTAAATGCTCGGATGAAAGGCCTTAACGTTGACCCAGAGCTTATGAAACTTATGAGAGAGGAGCTTAAGAAGCTATCTGATAAGGCTCATGACAAGGGCGTTGAGCATAACAAAGAATATGGATTTTAATTAGTGTGTGTTGTGACTGCTGAGTAACAGGATAAACTGCTCATTCACTTTACGGAACTCAGATATAATAGTAGTATGGAAAAGCAAAACAACACACCAGAAGTAAACGAATCATTAACCATCGGCGAGCTTTACAAAGCCATCGACGTTGTAATAAAGGCTAGCCGTGAAGAGGCTACTAAACGAGCAGTCATCTCAATGCTCAGTGATAACTTTAACCCAGAGATGGTTAGCATGATCGGCACGGTCAATGATAACTATAATGATACCTTAGAGAATATGCGAAGGGCATTTGGAATTTAATTAGTGTGTTGTTGTGGAGGGTCTAGTTCGAGAGAGCTAGGCCCTTTTTTTGTCTCCAGGTAACCGTTCTAGAGAGAGCGCGGGGTCTGAGAGAGAACCCTTCTGAGAGATCACGCCATTGGAATTCTCTACATATAGGTTTTGCGGGTGTGGGCTGAAAGCCCCATGTTCTGAAATTTTTTTTCGCGCGCGGAAATTCTGTATATACGGAAAGGGCTCCCTACGTGGCGAATTTAAGCCTCTCGCTGATGAACTCAATCACTAACCGGAGTGCGTTATTCAGAGTTTTGATATCCTCATACATAGCAGCACTCTCAGCTTCTAGTACCTCTACCCTGTTCTCCAATTGGACTATCTGATCTGACATATAATACATACACGCTATAACTACCACCCACAGTGTACATCTTATAATCATAGATACCATATATATACTTAATGACCGTGTATGCAGTATGCTACATATGTAGATATCTGATATTACGGTAATAAGTAGATACATGGATGAAAAATCAGCAACTAAGTACGCAGCCGGGTTCTTTGCAGGGGTATTAGAGAATCTGCACGTAGCAGTATGTAAAGAGGCAATTGCCCGTAAAATCGATCTATCTGTAGATCAAGTGGAACTAATTAGAGAGATCTCGCAGAAGGCTGTCGATCATGCTAGGAACTATACTAATACAAGATCCTCCTAAATTAGGAACACTCTTATACTAGTATATAGGAACACTGGTATCGGAACACTGTGCGGCATGTAGCTGCGCGCGGGGTTTTGCGCCTGCGGCGTCTCGTCTGGGAACCCTGATATAATTGTATTATAGAATGATAGTAATTAAATTAAAGTGTGATAAGAGTATTAGAGAGAAGTTCCGTATATATGGTATTAATAAGGCTAAGCTGGAAAACTTCCTTAACTACCATACTAATAATTTAGTTCCTACTAGAAAGTGGTGGGTGTATGATCTATCAGTAAAGGGAATACCTGGCGTTGATTCTCAGTACTTTTGGGATGAAGATGAGATTGAAGTTGCAACAAGATGTTGCGATTGTTCCACGAAGAAGCAGCGACGTATATACTTCCTCTCAAGCCTTGTACATGAGTATAGGCATTGGGTTCAATGTAAATTACAGCGCGTATCAGCTAAGAAATTAGACTACAGTGAACACGATATTGCAAAGCGTTCTGATGCATATACTAAAAATCCTTATGAACTAGAATGCGTGGAATGGGAAAACCTTGTCGCGACATTCAATGAGTTTATATAAATAATAATATGGTAGGTAAGTCAGAGAATGAAATGATATATGAAGGTTATACCGGTCGTGCTGGTATGGCAATGGATCAGCAGCGTGATAATAAGAATCTTAAATTCGAACCGCGCTATGATGCTAACAACAGTAACCTTAGACAGTTCGGTGGCTTAACTGGTAACGGGCGCGCTAATGCAGCTGGTATGTTAGCTTCGGTAGATCTTTCATCACAGCCTTCTGATGAAGAGGATAGAATGGTTGAGGTAAAGGGGTACGGTGTAATGCACTTCTCTCAGCTTAGAGGTCTTATTAAGAAACTATCTGCCGATATCGCTGATGCAATTGAACGTGATGTTTATGCTGTTGGTGATAAGGCTGACCTCTTAAAGTTATTTGCCGACACATATAATAAATTCACCTCTAGTTGATTTCTCTATTATATACTATATAATTGATAGATGAATGAAAAGGCTTTTATTGAATGGTCATATGTAGATCACTGGGTCGAGAGTATCGTTAACGAGATTGAAAAGAGAGAACTGAAGTTTGATACAATTGTAGGTATTGGGAGAGGCGGTCTCATTCCAAGCACTATGATTAGCTATAAGCTTAAATGCTCCCATTTACAGAACTTCGGTATCACTACAAGACACGCCGAGGATACTATTATTAGTCAGCGCCCCTCACTGTCAGGTGATGTATTAATTGTTGATGATATCAATGATAGTGGTAAGACTTTTGAAATTGTTGATTCACTAATCAATAGTGATAAGAAGTATAAAGATATTAAATCACTAACATACTGCAGTTTAGTTAAGCGATACACGTCAACATTTAATAAGGATACAATTGATGCTATTCAAACGAAATTAGATGATTGGTTTGTATTCCCATGGGATAAATAATTAAGTGAGAGCAAAACCTTTTTATTTCGAAGTCAAGGATGTAGTTGCGCAGTTTATAGCTGCGTTCGACGATATCGTCATAAGCAGGTTTAATAAGAATAGAGAAGAAGAAGATCAGATAAACGTTAGATATCTATATGCTCCAAAGCAAAGGGTAATGCATGATATTATTAACGAAAATAAGACTGTTACATTACCAGCTGTTGCAGTTAACGTAACTGGTATATCCAGAGATGTATCGCGTGTCTTCAATAAGATTGACGGGTTCTATTATTCTGGTACGAGCGGTGAGGAGGGAACATCCAAGCATATTAAACCACCTGTGCCGGTTAATATTAATTTAAACGTATCAGTATTGGCGAGATATCAGACTGATATGGACCAGATTCTTAGTAACTTCATACCATTCACAAACCCTTACGTTGTTATATCCTGGTATGTACCTAAAGAATTTGGATTGACAGTTGATCAAGAAATTAGATCTGAAGTACTATGGGATGGTAATGTTAGCTTAGATTACCCCGTAGAGTTAGTAGCAAGTCAAAAGGCGCGTATTACAGCTGATACATCGTTTACTATTAAGGGGTGGTTATTTAAAGATGAGGCGGATCCTGTTGGTAATATCTTCTTCATTGATCAAAATTTCTACGCAGAAAATATTATTACTGATTACGAAGAGCTATCATCTACTGAAGTGACAGTTGAATCTTTTGAACTATCTGGGTCGCCGGTGATAACAGATATATTCTATAACGGTGTTAAGCTACTCGATGATTTAACATTAACCTCAGGAGCTTCCGGTAACGTATTACTATATGGTACTAGCTTTGAGAACACTGAAACTGTTTTATTTAGCTCTAGTAATGATAGCTTATATACATCACTTACATCTTTATCCGCAACAACTAGACAACCTGAAGTATCGGGTCAATCAATTCCCTTCACTATATTAAATGATAATATAATCTCTCTCGAAACACCTCCTCTCACTGCTAGCGGTAGCATACGCTTTATACCTTATAATAGAGCCGGTTATTCATTTAGTGATAATACACTTCATACCCAGACATTTAGTGCTAACTCAACCTTTATTATAGTAGAATAACTATTAAATATTAATTATACCATGGCCGACCAACCAAAAAAATCTATTTTTAAATCAGATATCTTTAAAAGTATCACTAACAAACTACCGTATCAAACTCCGAACGTCGATGAGATAATGGGCGATTTGAATCCTAAGTATGAGGTTTTTCAAGATACCGGTATAAAGAGAACTGAAGCTTTAGCTAATCAATCTATTCTATATAAGAATGATTATAATAGCGTGGCGCATGGTGAATTCGGTACAGAGTCGCAATACGCGGAGTTAGTTTACGCTAATATCGAAGAGAATAAAGGAGGCCGTTTACGTGATTATAGAGTTATGGCTTCGTTTGCTGAAATTTCAGATGCGTTGGATGAGATATGCGATGAATGTATTAATAAAGACGAAAATGGTAATGTTGTTAACTTGACATTTCGTAATACAGAGTTGGACGGGGATGACCAAGTAAAGATTCAAGAGGAATTTGAAAAGTATATTGATTATTTTAATCTTGAAAGAAGAGGATTTGAATATTTTAGACAACTACTTGTTGAAGGTGAAGTATTTTTTGAGCATATTATACATAAAAACTATACTGATGATGGTATTTTAGGGGTGGTTCATCTACCAACTGATCTAGTAGATGCAGTATATGATAATATTCAGAATATGCTTATAAAAGGATTTATCCTACGTAAGCCTGTTTTTGATCTTAAGAATCCTACTAAGTTAGAGAAGATGGAGCTCGTCCCGATGGATGATAATCAAATTACATACATCAACTCAGGTATATGGAATCAAGATAAGACATTTAGACTACCATTTATTGAGAATGCTAGAAGAGCATATCGCCAATTATCATTGGTCGAAGATAGCATTGTTATATACCGTCTTGTAAGAGCTCCGGAACGTTTAGTTTTTAACGTTGATGTCGGTACTATGGCGCCGCCTAAAGCTGAAGCGTATCTTAGAAAGTTAATGCAGCAGTACTGGTCAAAGAAAACATTTGATAGTAATCAAGAAGGCGCTGTACAGAAGTTTAACCCTCAGTCTATGCTTGATAGCTTCTGGTTTGCAAAGAGACAAGGGTCAGAAGGTACTAGTGTGACACAGCTAGCTGGTGGAGCTAATCTAGGTGAGTTAGCTGATTTAATGTATTTTGTTAATAAACTTTATAAAGCTCTAAAGGTACCTACAAATCGATTAAATGCTGATGCTACATTTAGTGACGGTAACGAGATACTACGTGACGAGCTTAAATTCGCTAAATTCATTATTAGAATGCAGCAGCAATTTGCTGGAGGTCTTAAGAATGGTTTTGTTACTCATTTAGATCTATGCGGATTAAAAGAGAAGTATAATATAAAACCGCAGAACTTACATCTAAACTTTAATGTACCGACAAACTTCTACGAGTTAAGAGAGAGTCAGAAGCTCGAGCTTAAAGCTACTAATTATAATAATCTAGTTAGTAGTGAGTTTATATCAGCTACTTACGGTCAGAAGAAATATTTAGGTTGGAATGATTTAGAGATAAAAGCTAATAGAGAGATGTTACGTAAGGATGCAGAATTCCAATGGGAGTTACAGCAAATACAGGGAGCCGGCCCGAGCTGGAAAGACGGTATACAGCCAGGTGGCGGTACTGAAGCTGGTATTGAAGGTGGTACGCCTGCAGGTACTCCACCTGAATTCGGTGGAGCTGCTCCAGATACTGTGGAAGTCGAGCCAGGTGAAGAAGCTGGCGGTGAAGAAGCTGCGCCAGCGGAACCAGCTGTATAATCTAATCTTTCCAGACTAGTACTAAACTACCGTAATTGAGAATCTCAATTAACTCTCCAGATGTTGGATTCATTGTAGTATTTAAAAAATCTTCAAAATAAGTTGTAGACATTGCGCCTGTTACTGTAGGTACAACTGTTGCATGATATGTTGGTGCTGACATATAATTATTTATTAAAGCTGGTTAACTATAATATAATATATAAAAACAATTAAATAATTATAATGGCTAAGTGTGATATAACTCCAATCTCTGCATTTCAGAGTACAAACTTAAATAGTAAGATTGATAATTTTAATCGCTTAAGTGATAGAGTCTTACGTTCTCTAGGTTATCCGTTTGTTAATGTTGAGATTCATCGAGACACGTTATACGAGAATATCAGTATAGCGTGTGAGATGTTCGCTAAGTTTGCTGGTTATACTCAAGAGTATTTGATTTTCGACAGTGACTTATATATTAAAAACCAAGGCATTCGATTAGATCATCTTTTTTCTCTGCAAGGCTCAGATACTCTGGCAGAACAGGTCGAATTCAAAAACACAAGTAAAGACTTTTCTAACTATAATAAAGCAGATGAATCTTTATATATTGCCACCAGCGCTATCCCCGGTACGTATTTCTCTACTATATCATCTGTATCAGCTTCACTCGAAGAAGGTACATTTGTTAATCAGATATTTTCGCAGGATGTATACGATGTTATAACTGATTCTACCAGCCCTGCCCTATCAGGTCTAACTAGCCTCTTTATTCCTAGCCAGAAGCAGAATTTTACTGTTGAAGGCACTGTAACGGGAAAGAAGGAAGAGTTTATGAATAGCTTTGATTATGATACGATGGATTATAGAAAAGTTATTAGTGTACAAGATTTTGAAGAAGGTTCGTCGACCGGCATTAATACACTCTTTTCTATCGAGCAGAGTCTAGCTCAGCAAACATATTTTAGTTATGCGATGGGTAACTACGGATTTGATCTGATTAGTTGGTATGTTCTAAAGGATTGGATGGAGATGAGAGAGAAGCTATTAGCACAAAAACGTAGCTATACTTTTGATGATAGAACCCAGATGCTAAGAATGTATCCACAGCCTCGCTCCGGTAGTGGATCGTCTCAGAGATTTTACGGAGTTATAAGCTGCTATGTTGAAAGACCTATACGAGATATCATTAAAGAGCAATGGGTATATCAATATACATTAGCGCTAACTAAAATGGCTGTTGCTAATATTAGAGGCAAATACGGTAACGTTACTCTCTTCGGCGGTGGTAGTTTAAATGCTAGTGATTTAATGACGCAAGGCTTGAGTGAAAAAGCTGAGCTCGAAACATCATTATATGAAGGTGCACCTGGCTTCGGTGATGCGGCACCTCCAATGTTCTTTGTTGGCTAGTATTATGCAAATAAAAAAGGATAAAAGATATCGTCAAGGTATTTTTAAACCAGTTAACTCAAAAAAGTATATTGGTAACAGCGATCCTATCTACAGGTCAGGTTGGGAGTTAAAATTTTTTAGATGGGCTGATCTGAATGAAAAAATATTAGCTTGGGGTAGTGAAAACATAATTATACCTTACACGAGCCCTATAGATAATAGAGTGCATCGATATTTTGTAGATAATTTTATTGTATTTCTAGATAAGAATGGTAATAAGAAGAAATTCTTAATCGAAATAAAACCGAGTAAACAGGTAGCTAGACCGGTCGAATCAAAGAGAAAGAAAAGAACTACAATTATATATGAGCAAAAAACATGGGTCGTCAATCAAGCTAAGTGGGATGCCGCAAGGAGATGGTCGCAAAAAAAGAACTGTGAGTTTATTATTTTAACTGAAAAGGAACTAGGAATATAATAAACTGTAGGAAAATCATTGCTTGTGGTATAAATAATATTACATGAGTTTAAATCTTATAGTTGAAACCCCGGCTCCAAAAGAGGAGTTTGAATACATCGTCGAAGAAGGTAAAAATTCTAAAGACTTCTTTATTAAAGGGCCATACATGATGGCAGAAGGTGTTAACCGTAATAAGAGAATCTACCCTCTAGAGGAGATGGAAAAGGAAGTTAAAAGATATCAAGCTGATATGGTACAGACTGGCCGTGCGATGGGCGAATTAAATCACCCTACTACAGCTGATGTAGATCTTGAAAGAGCGTGTCACTTAGTAACGGAGGTATCTCAGGAAGGTAATGTTTTCTACGGTAAGAGTAAAGTTCTTTCAACTCCTACAGGTATGATCGTGAGAGCTCTTATAAATGATGGTGTAAGAGTTGGAATGAGTTCAAGAGCACTTGGACAGCTTATACCTGAATCAGGTCAAGAAGGTGTTAGCCGCGTACAGGATTTTAAGCTGGTCGCAATCGACTGTGTTGCAGATCCTTCATTTCCGAAAGCTTTTGTTAATGGTATTTTAGAGAGTAAACAATATGTTGTTAATAAGTATGGTCAGTTCGAAGAGGCGTATGATAATTTTGAAAAGACAATTTCAGCTATGCCTCTAAAAAATAAAGATGAATTTTTACGCAAGCATATGTTGCAATTCATTAATTCTCTATAAATAATAATTACATGAGCAAAGAAGTTAAGACAACTATTAAAAAATTTATCAATAAAGTTATTGAAAAAGATTATAAAACTGCGCATGAAAATTTATCTAGTGCAATTAGCGGTAAAATTAAGCAGCAGATCATAAATAATAATATAGACCTTTTCTAATCATGAATATTTCAAAAATACTAAAAGAAGCAACAAACGGCGCGATCGACGAAGCTGTATTAAATCAGATTGAAACAGCTTTTGAAGAGCGTTTAGCCGAGAAGACACAAATTCACGTCGACAAAGCATTGTTTGAACAAGACGAATTATATACAACTAAATTGGAGAAGCTTTTAGAAGCTATAGATGTTGATCATTCTAAGAAGCTCAACAAAGTTGTTGAAGCTATTGAGAGTGACAGAACAGCAAAACTTAAAGCTGTTGTATCAAAGTATGAAAAAGTATTAACTGAAGATGCTGATACATTTAAAGAAGAGTTAGTTGAGTCAATCTCAACGTATCTCGATCAATTTTTAGAAGAATCGATTCCTGCTGCTGATATTCAAGAAGCAGTAAAAAATAAAAAGGCAATTAAAGTCCTCGAAGGAATTCGTACCGATTTAGCCGTAGACGGTGCTCTTCAGAATGAGAGTATTAAAGATGCTGTTATTGACGGTCATAAACAAATTAATGAAGCTACTTCAAAGCTTGAGTCTGCACTTCACGAGAAGGGTGTTATCGAAGAAGAACTTATGACAATTAAGTCAAATCTTCTTATTGAACAGAAAACATCTAAACTCGATGAGAGAAGCGCAAAGTATATAAAGAAAGTATTAGCAGGTAAGAGCCCAGAGTTCATTGCTGAGAATTTCGATTATACATTGAAGCTTTTTAATAAGAAAGAAGAGAGCAGACTTGAGAGCTTAAAAGAAGAAGCTCTGAAAGATACGGTAAAGGTAGATAGAGTGATTGCTGAGAAGGTTGAAAAGCCAGCAGCTGCACCATCTAACCCATATCTTTCAGAACTATCCAAATATTAATTTTTAATAAATTTAATGTTTAGGCTTTCCTGAGTTACCTGGATAAATCAAATTGATTTACCCTTGGGGTCGAACAAAATAATAAAGGAAAATATAAAAACTATGAATACAATTAAACCTTCACAGGCTTATATCGATGAATCAAGAGCAGCAGCTCTTCTTGAAAAGTGGGCTCCAGTTTTGGACTACACTTCAAAGAGCGTTGCAGCAATTGAAGACTCTCACACTCGCTTAAATACAGCTATGCTACTTGAAAATCAAGAGGCATGGTGTATCGAAGAAGCTGGTCCAGGCTACACTCCAACCAACGCTAATGCGGCTGGTAACGGTGGTGCAGTTGGTGACAACTTCCAAACAAATGGCCGTTTTGCAACTGGTACTCCAGGTACAGACAGCTATGCGCAAGGTGATTACCGTCTTCCAAAGATCTTGATCCCAATGATTAGACGTACTTTTCCCGAGTTAATTACAAATGAAATCGTTGGTGTACAACCAATGGCAGGTCCGGTCGGTCTTGCTTTTGCTCTTCGTTACCGTTACACAGGGGAAACTCTTGGTGAAGGTATCGATGGTAAAACAGGCGCTGGTAACACTCCAGGTGGTCAAGCTGGTATTCTTGCTGGCGCAGCCGGTCAAGAAGCTGGTTATAACTACTTGAATACTGCTTACACTGGTACATCAGCAGACTACCTCTCAGGTACTGGTTCATCTGACTACGGAGTTGACAAGCTCATCTCTGAAGCAGACGCTGGTGTTGCTGCTATCCTTGCGAATTTCGAAGTTACAGGTAATATTCCTTCCTTCGAAGTATCGTTCGAGAAAACAGCAGTTGAAGCTGGAACACGTCGCTTAGGCGCACGTTGGTCAGTAGAACTTGAGCAGGACCTTAAGAACATGAATGGTATCGATATCGATACTGAATTGACAAACGCTATGTCGTATGAGATTCAGGCTGAAATCGACCGTGAAATGCTTGTTAGAATGATTCAGGTCTCCCTCAATGCAGGTCAAGGCGCTGGTTATTCTATCTGGGCTCCTCAGTCAGCTGATGGTCGTTGGTTAGTCGAACGTAATCGTGATTTCTACCAAAGATTAATCATCGAAGCAAATCGCATCGCTGTTCGTAATCGTCGTGGTGCTGCAAACTTTGTTGTTGCAACTCCTCGCGTTTGCGCTATCCTTGAAATGCTCCCTGAATTCCAGTGGGTACCTGTTCAAGGCAATGTTAACACACAGCCTGTTGGTGTAGCTAAGATCGGTAATCTTGGTGGTCGCTTTAATGTATATCGTGACACTAGAACAGAAGGTAACAATGTAAATGATGCAGCTCGTCCTGAGTACGCGCTTCTCGGATACAAGGGACCAGAATTCTATGACACTGGTATCATCTATTGCCCATACATTCCGGTTATGGTTCAACGCACAATTGGTCCTAATGACTTCGCTCCTCGCGTAGGCTTGCTTACACGTTATGGCGTTGTTGATAATATCTTTGGTGCTAACCTCTACTATCACACGATTCTTGTAACTGGACTCGGACAAGCATTCACTCCTGCTTCGCAGAGCGTATACTTTTAATCCTTGATCATATAAGATCTACAAACTTAAAGGGCTATTACTTTCGTAATAGCCCTTTTTTTTTTTTTTGTTTACTGCTTACTCGTTTTAATATGAA